GTCTTTCATATGTGCAACAAATTCTGAGCCTATCTTACCTATGTCATTTTCAGAAGAAGACATCAGATCGTTTGCCAACACGGACCCCATGTGTCCACAATATCCGATAATATTACCATCTAATAGATTTGCCAGAGTGTTAAAATCTAGCCTTGGCTTTCGATAAAAATTACATTCTAAATTTGATTCTGAAATAATATTAATTAAAGATCTCCAACCTTCATAATTTTTTGATAATAATAAAAAATGACTTAGTTTACTATTGGTTTTGTTTTTTATTTCAGGACTTTCCTTACAAACATATATTTCACATCCCAGTATCGGTTTAATTCCTTGGTTTTTCATAGCCGAAAAGAATTGAACAGCACCAGATATGGAGCCGTGATCAGTAATGGCACAGCTTGTAATACCTACTTCTTTACATCTGTCAGCTATCTGCAAAGGTTTAGAAAGACCATCCATCAAACTGTAATGGGAATGGACATGTAATGCGCTATAGTTTTTCATGCAGAACCTGGGGCTTGATATGAACCAAATGAGTGATTAGGATGTTTATATAGAGCCATAGAAGTGTCTATACCGTATAGTTCTATATCGTGTTTAATTTGTTCGCACTTTGTCATGTACGAACCTTTACTACATACTTGATTATCTCTATATTCAACCGTCGGGTCAAGTATAGAATTTTCAAAAGTTGTTTTACCAAAATGGCATAACTTTGTACACATCCAACTTTTCTTTAATTTAGGACGCTTAACAGCTTTGATAGTGTTGAATTTAGCTCGCAACATATCTTCTGTAGAAATCAAATCTTTGTCATCGAAACAAACAGTAAAAGGACCCCCATCATTGATATAATAAATTGAAAATATGATATGTTTTATATGGGGATACAAATGTTTAATGGCATAATGATATATTCTTAATTGAGGATCTGTCTCAAGTTTTTCTTGTGTTTTTTCTTTACCGGTAGCCCAATCTAACCTTCTTCCTGTTTTCCAATCTATAATTTCAATAGTATCTTCATTTACCAGCGTAATTAAATCTATGGTTCCTTTCATAGCTAAATTACCTTCTAAGTTTTTACCATCTGGCAATTTATAACTATATTTAGACCATGGTTTTTTAATTTCAAAATCGAAATGTTGTTCTGGGCACAATATATTTCTATTTCTTGGATCAAACATTCCGTCATTAAAATCTATTGCCTTGTAGGTCCAAGCATGGCAATCTTTATAATCTTTAGCGGTCCACTTATGATGAGGTGTTCTGGTAGTATAATATTCATATACGTCATGTATAATTGTATTGAGATTATAGCTATCGGTACTTATCGGGCCCAAAAGATCATCATTTATTTCTTCTTGATTATTTTGTTGAGCTTGTTTGATTACAGCCAATATTTCTAAAATTTTATGTACAATAGTACCCTTATCAGCCTTTTGTCCCGAAGGGCCTCTCCATCCAAGGACGTACTCTATAAAGTACTGCTGTTCGCACATAGAGTGGGTGTTGTAAGAGGAGCTTCTAAAATATGTAATTATAATGATAGTATTCCTTTATCTGATAAGTAATTTAAAATAATATTATTTTTAGCCCCAAGAATCATTTCGGAGTTATCTATAATTAAATCAAAGTTGGAACTATCATAAACCGATTCGTCTAGTGCTGTCTCACTAGCGTGTGTAGACCTATAAGGAGATCTATTAAGTTTTATGACTACTCCCCCAGCTTTTTTAACAACGTCAACCTCATTAGGAAAACGGCAGTCTGCTATTAATGCCAAATCAGGATTTTCAGATTTTATCAATCTCATAGTTGCATCAGACCATACATTTGTTTGTATCTTCCGAAAAACGTCAGTGCCGACATATTGCATAACTTCCCTGCTTGTCATTTGTTTTCCAGATTGAGGCCAATAGCAGTCTATAAGTTCGTTTTTATCTTCATCAGAACCATAGCATTGACTACGTTTGAAGCCGAAAATATCAAGACACATCTGTTTTAGAGGGTCAGCAAAATTATATATTTTAGCTACTCCTTGCGTTTCCGGCAAAGCATCGAATGCTTGTTGAATAAATACACAAGAGGAAGTTTTTCCAGATTGTTTTGTTCCAGCAAGTGCTACTATATTCATTTGTAACAGTCCTTAATTTCGGGTATGATTATTTTTTTGATTTCTTCTGATGTCATTTCCCCTATATCATTATGACTTTTGATAGCAATATTTTTTACATTGTATGTTCTGCAGCATTTAAATTTTATTTGTTCTGAAGCTTTTACCCCCGCTTCATCGTTGTCCATAATAGTAATTATAGTCATTGCTCCAGATATATCTAGCATCATTTTTTGTTTATCGGCTATTGATGCTCCAAATATAGCTAAAGAATTATGTATTCCGGCCTCTTCAAGTTTCCATACATTTCCGGGGCTTTCTACTAAAATAGCAATACCTGTTTCTTGAATATGTTTTTGAGCATACCAATAGTTATACAATACGTTCTCAGACTTGAAGCCTGTACTATGCCTCCATTTAGGCTTAATGTTATCATCTAGCGTCCTGCCAGAACAACCTATCATATATTTATGACTATTATCATATATAGGCACAACTGCTCTTCCATACATTTCTTTACCTGCTGTTTTGCATTCTCCTACATCATACTTAATAAGTATGTTTTTATTAAAATTTCTAGAGATAAAATACTCTGATGGAATATTTAAATTGTTTTTTACTGTGTCTCTACCAACACCATTGCTAACTTTGTTGTTTACTGGAGAGGATTGTATGTATCTAATATTATTAACAAATTTATTTTTCTCTTTAGCTGTTTTAGAAACCTTAATATTACTAGGGTCTTGCTTAGTAAATTTAACAGCATACTCTAAAGCCTCTTTAAAAGATGCTGTAGTATCACCATCTTTTTCCCAGCCGTATTTCATTCTAGATAAACAGCCTCTAATAAAACCTATAACAGAAGGCATGAAGGTCTCTTCACATTTATGAGACCTGCATTTCCAATTCCCTCTATAAGAGTCTCCTGTGTGGTACAGATTTAAGGCTGAAGAATTATCTCCCCCATGAATAGGGCAACTTGTAATTACCATATTGTCTAAAAGTTTGTATTCTTCTACACCCAAAGCTTCTAACAAGCCCTCTATGTCTTCACACACAAGGTCTGCTATAACTTTAATCTGATTCTGATCATACGAAGTTGATTTCATCTTCCGAATTGCTGTCTTCATCTAGTATAAACCCATCATTTTGTGACTTAATATTATTAGATACCTCTAGTTTAGTATTACCCTCAATTATTTTTGCGCACCAACCTTTCATTTTACAATTAATATAGTCATTGTCATCTAAGCCTCCACCATGTCTGCTAATTACAGGAACTAATTTTCTGTTTCCTACATCAGCACCATCTTCTGCAATTTCTTCGTCAGATTTTCTTTTGAATATAGTAAAGTTACTACACAGCCAAATAATTCTATCTGATCCAGATGCAGAATCTGTTGATTCTTTTGTGATACCATCTCTGTTTAATTGAACAAAGGCCACTATGGGTACTTGATATCTCATAGCAAAATTGTGCAAAGCGGTCATCATAAATCCCAGAACTTGATATTCTTTTAGGTCTTGATTAATTCCAGCAGAATCCATGAGTTTCAAATAATCATAAAATATAACACATTCTTTTGCGGTCCCGTCGTCATTCAGCCCTACTTCTTTAAGTAACCATCTTCTCATAATAGAAAGCTGCTCATCAAAAGATTTGCCTGCTATGCTTTTATGAAACAAAGGAGATTCTTTTAGGCTTTGCGCTCCTTGATTAATTTTTTCATTTAAAGCTGCTGAATCTGCAAACTGACCAGTTTCTATTTTAGACATTTCTATTTCTGTAGACATAGCCAATAGGCGATGTATATGATCATTCTTTGTCATCTCTGTGTCCATATTTAAAACAGGTATCTTCAGCTTGTTAGCTATATGAAAACCCATATTGTCTGATAACAAAGTTTTACCAACTTTAGGTCTAGCTCCGATAACATTAATAGTACCTCTACGTAAACCCCCTCCTATAGACTGATCATAAACAGGAAATCCAGTAGGTATACCAACTTGGTCTATTGGATTTTCTCTAAGCTCATCAATATATTCTTCAATACCTTCTGCCATCATTGATGGCGCAGCTTCTGAGTCTGTACCTAATTGACTTCCGAAGTTAAATACTGCTTCTTCAGCGATACCTAAAATTGTTGATATGGACTCGCTACCATTAATGTCCAATAATTTATTTTGAGTGTCTTTTAGTTCGGAATGTAATAGTCTTGCAATTTCTAGTTTACGAATTTTTACAGCAAATTTTCTTACATTCGCAAGATTCACAGGGAAATCAAATATTGCTTTTAGGTGCTGAACTTCATCTTTTTTATCAAAGACATGAGATAAATCCAACTCCTGAGCTGCTGAATATATTGAAGCTATGTCTATAGATGGTTTTTGTTCTTTTTCACAAATGTTTTTTATACATTTATAAATAATTTGATTGCTATCAATAGTAAATGATGAAGACTGAAGAACATCTGCAATATCCAAAAAAGCATCTTCTCCGTACTTCAAAACACCGCTGAGAACAGCACGTTCTGACGAAGGATCACAAAGTATCATTTATTTATCCTGGTAATTTGGAACAATTGTTACACTTATATCTAGCTGGGCCTTCATGAGCTAATGACGGATTTACATTTTCTTGTTTTCCACATACTCTACATACGACATTTATCGCTTCAAATTCTCTAGTTCTGGCTACAGGAGGCTGTTGAGATAAAACTTTGTCTATGGCACCATCCGCTTTGAAGGAATTAAATTCTGACATACTGTCAAATTTATTCACAAACCCGTTATTTTTTACGACTCTACGAGATTCTCTGGTCTTTATCTTACTGTTGGGTTGTGCTTCCTGTTGCTCGGTGTCTTCTATTTTTGACTCATCTTCTGTTTCTTGAGAATCAACAACCTGTTGTAATAATGTAATAAGACTTTTAATTTGATTCTTGTCTTTAAAGAGTTCATTAAGATCCATGTTTCACCTTTGTTTTCTGTACAGCTAATAAGATATCTGATAAATTTTTTACGTTGTTAGCTATGTAAGACATTCTGTCCATTCTTTGTTTTGCATATTTTTTTATTTTATTTAAAGAATTCGCTTTATCATTGTGTTTGATGGCCTGTAGTGATTTTTCTATATAACCATAACCCTTATAGTTATTGATCTCGTCCGCAATAGTTTCCTTAATAGTCTCTTCTGCCCAATTATGTCTAGCTATTTCTCTATTCAATGTTCTTTGAATAAACAAGGAGTATTGAGATAATCTCATAGCTATTTGAGCACAGTCTTCTGGGGTTAATTTTTCTATCGAGTCTCTATTCATAGTAAAGTATAAATTGAGTTCGTCGTCAGAAAATTTATTATGCATCTCATAAGAAGTAAACCCAAGAGTATTTTCGTACTCATCTAGTACTTTATCCCATTCAGATACTTGTTCTTTAGTGTTCACTGTCTATCCTTTGTTTCCACTGGTCTAAATTCTCATTGTAAGGCAATTCCACATATTTAATATCATTAATTTCACACCACTCCATCTTTTCCTTGTCTCTCTTCTTGTGTTTCAAAAAACCTATTTGATTACGATGGTAGTGTGTTATAAATCTATAATGTTGCTCACCGTGAACTTCTACGCACAATTTATTTAATGGTAAATAAAAATCTAAATATAAAGTTTGTGATTTTCTTAATCGAATAGGTACTTCTTCTAATATCTGCAATGTAGGAAAAACACCAGATAATAATTTTCTTGCTTCTAAATGCCCGTTGGACTTATTAGAAATTTGTCCATGAGCTATATTCCCAAGTAAAGTCCAATTATGAGATTTGCCGTCCAAATCTTTAATTAACATATTTATATGCCCATAGTTTCTTTAATAGCGGCTGATAGTTTCTCGAAAGCTTTAGGGTTCTCTAGTAAAAATGTTCTAATCTTCTCAGTACCTTGCAACTTCTGCTTCTTCTTTTCTTTGTCTTCCAAAAAATCTAAAGAATACCAAGCTCCCGCTTTGTTGATCAATCCAACATCACAAGCTATTGATATAATTTCCATATGTTGATCTATACCACAGCCATATCTGATGTAACCAGTGGTTACAGCACCAGGAGGTCCGAGCGCAGAGCATGCTACTTGCCATTCTACTTGTTGTCCTATCTGTGTGCCATCAGCACCCAAGACCCACGGTTTAAAAGTTTTTGCTCTCAGCTTAACATCTGTTTGATAAGCAATAGCTTGACCAGACTTTTCTTTAAATTCTGCTCCATATCCTGTTGGATTACCCATAAGATGAGTAATACCTATAACTACATTTTTATTAACAGGTATGACATTGGCCACCTTTCTGCAAAATTTAGCTAACAATTTAGCTCCGTCAGCTCTTTGCATTTTCCCCATATCTGCCGTGATTTCTGCTTCTGTACATAAAGCCGAATAAGAATCGATAATTACTATAGATCCAGGCTCTTCGTTTATAATTCTCTCTGCGATTTGTAAGTACTCTTCTGCGTGTAGAATTTTGCCTTGCTGTGAACCTATAACTTCAAATCTTTCTAAGTCTAAATCTGGTATTCCTTCTAAATCCCTTTTCTTCAATCTACCTTCTATGTTTAGATAGTACACATGTCTATCTTTTTTTAACTCTCCTTTATAAATTTCTCTCTGTGCTATAGCGGCAAAGGATAAAGCAGAAGTTGTTTTCCCACATTTCGGCTGTCCTGTCAACACCATAAAGCTACCTTCTGGTACTCCTCCATTTAGAGCCATATCTAGTGAAGGACTAAAAGGTATTATAACTAATTTTTTATCTACTATAGCATTTGCAGATAATATTACTTGATCTCCAAATTTTTTGATTACATCTTCTTTAAAGCCCATCATCTAAATCCTTTATTTTAGAAATTATATTTTTCTTTGGTTCTATTTTCTTAAATGTTTTGTTTTCTTTTCTGTCTAACTCAAGAGTAAAGCTTTGATTTTTGCTATCAAGTATATCTTGGTGATACTCTATAATATCTTTTAAGTGAGGGGCCCGCAAAGAATATATTTTTTGGGCTTTTTTGTCTTTTAATGCTAGAATGATAGCTCTTGGATCATATTGTTTAACAAGCTTATTCGCAGAAGCTATTTGATTTCTATAATATTTATCCCATTTTTTAGTCAACCAAAATCTATAATACAGATCTTCTTTGTCTATTTTAGCTTTATTTTCACATATAAGCTCAGTTATATATTGTGCAGCAGAGACTGTTATCCCATTAGAGTAACGGGAGGGAAATGTATTTTTCATTATAAAAGTTAAATATCCAAAAAATTATTTTGTAGGTCTAAATATACCTTTTTCTAAATCATCATACGTTTGTTTCTGAGCATTCTTTAATTTAGCATCCCCAACTTCCGACGCCTCTTTGGTCATTATTGCTACAGAATTAACGCCTTTCCCAGCAGTACGTGTGATCATGAGATCTTTGCTTGTTTGAGATTGAGCCTGAGTAGTTTCTTCGGAAACAGAACCGCTTTCAGTTACAATGCCTAATACTTTATCTTTAGAAATCTTAAGTTCAGAACTAATAGTAGAAATGTCTCTACCCAAAGAATTTAACCATAAGATTGCATATTTTTTTGTATTACTTATATCAGCCATAATTATACTTCTCTCTCTGTTTGGTTTAATATTTTTATATCTTTTGTTGACAGGTATATCATAAATAAATCAAAAGCTTTTTTGCTAACTAATTTAAAACGCATATTGTCTGAATTGTCTGTTATATTAAATTTACTCTTAGACGCAATTTGTGATAAAGGATTATATATTTTACTGTCGTAGCCCTTTCTAATATAGTAATGGCTTTGCTGTTCTTTGTCAGCACAAACTTTTTTTGCCATAGCCCTATTATCTAGATCTTTAATTCTAGGATATCCTAAAGAGTCTTCAAAATCAGAATCATCTAAAAAACTATAGTAATAAGAAAAAACACCGCTATTATCATTATCAATATGATTTATATTAAAATCTTCCATGTTATATTGCACCAGTAATTGCGTTTTGAAAATGATTTAAAAAAGTTTTACAGTATTCTTCTGGATTTATTCCAGACTGTAAAGGTATCCAGTAGTTGTTGTGATACATAGGCTGAGTCTCTGGTAAGGCAGCAGTATCTTCTGAATTTTTAGAAAGCAAATTCATAGATAACTCTATTACGATTTCATGATCTGAGTCTGTAATAATAGGCATAGGGGCTTCGGTATCAAATAATTCGGACTGATTCTCGTAGTCTCTGTGTTTTATTTTTTGCTTATCTAAATTAGATATTTGCTCTAAGGTTTTATCTATGTCCATTTTACACCTTTAGTCTTTTTAAGTCTTTTAGCACCTGGAGGTAATTTGCTTGCTGGTTTATCTTGTTTATATTCATTGTGTTTATTATATAGGTGTATCTTTTCATCTTGTGATAGTTTATCTCTATTTCTGTTAGCTAAATCACCAATCTTTAATTCAGAATCTGATTTTTTAACAGAACCATTTATTGTTGCGGCATCTAGTGTTATTTGTCTATCCGTGTCCTTTGATCCACAAATTTCACATTTAGGTTTATCTTTGTAATTACTGTAATTAAAAAACATCTCAAATGTTAAATTTGTGGATCAA